ATTCTTGTTCTTGAATTTGAGGTAAAAAGTTTTAATGAACCTGCTTATGAGAAAAGAGTAAACAGCTTTGGGAATAAGAAAATAAATAAAACAGATTACAATAAAAAAAGCAACGACAAAAGAACAATAGTAAAAGACGGGTACAAAGTTATATATAAAGGGAAGTGGATAATTTCTACTGACTACGTATTTGATTATGGTCTTTGCACTAATATGAAGAGGTCAAAGAACCAACTCAAGGAAACTACATTTTCTTGGCACCTAATGGCTCCTAACCAAGACCAGATGAACTTTTTTGGGGTTACAGAAGCAATGGTTCCAATTGGAGATCAAATTCAATTGACATGGCTTAAAATACAGAACTTACTATTAAACGCTGTTCCTCCCGGGATTGCATTTGACTTATCAGCATTAGAAAACCTAAACTTAGGGCATTCAGGAGAAAAATGGCTACCTAGAAAAGCTCTGGAAATGTATAGGCAAAGAGGTGATATGCCTTTTAGATCACAAAGAGAAGACGGGGAACCAATGAACACCCAATCCATTATACCTATTCAGAATAACGTAGCAGTAGAAATTAATAACTTTGTTAACCTTGTTAATGGGTTTATGGGAATACTCAGGGATAATATAGGTTTTAATGAAGTAACAGATGGGAGTACACCAGATCCTAGAATACTTAACGAAGTAGCCAACCTTGCATACCAAGCAACCACAAATGCACTTAACCATATTATTCAAGGTATTAAATTCTTAAATGAGAATGTAGCGGACAGTATAGTAATTAGATTGCAGGATGCTTTTGGGGCAGGAGAAAATGCATACAAGAAAGCATTAGGAATAAATACAGAGAGATTTTGGAAAGTATTATCTAATATAACCATTCATGAGCTATCACTTAAATTTGAAGACAAGCCAAATGATGAAGAAAAAGCCGTCCTTAATAGAAGGATGGAGTTGGCTGAACAAGCAGGTCAAATAACTGTAGCAGATTCTACCTACATAGATACCATTGATAATATAAAAGAAAAAGCAATGGTTCTAGCGTATCTTGTTAAGAAAAACATGGCCGATAAACAAGCTATGGATATGCAGAATATACAGGCAAATGCTCAATCACAACAAGAGAGTGCCGCTATGACTGCTCAAATGGAAGAAAAGAGACTAGAGTTAGAATATGGGTATAAGTCTCAACTTCAAAGAGAGCAGAATGAAGCTTTATTTGTAATAGAGAGATTAAAGTCAAAAACAAGAATAGATGAAGCTGACATTAAAGAAGCCGGAAGAGCCTTTACAAAACAATTAGAGAACGAGGGCAAGCAGACTATAAAACAAATGGAATCTGTTAAGGATAACAATAAAACAAAATAAATTCATTAATTTAGTAAAAAATTAAATAGTATGGGAATTGATATTGATCAGATTTTAAGGGATAAAGGAGTTAAAGATAATGAGGCTGACACATTAGTTGAAGATGCTCCTGTTGAAGAAACAGTTATTGAGGACACGCCATCAAACGATACTCCTGATGAAGCCCCTGTTGAAAAAACAGAGACTCAAAAAGAAGATCCGATTAAAGAAGACCCTATTAAAGAAGATAGGTTTCCAGAAGATAGGTTCAATGGAAAATTTAAAAATTGGGATGAAGTAAACTCAAGCATAGAAGAGTTAGAACAGCTAAAGGCAAAAGAGCCTGAGAATCCATTTAAAGATGATTATATTAAAAAGGTTGTCGATGCGTATAACCAAAAAGGAGATTTAAAAGACTTCTTTAAAGCTCACGCTGTCGATTGGAAAGAAATGGCAGCAGAAGATGTTCTTAAAGAGGCTTTCAAAGATAAGTATAGCGGTATTGATAAAAAGCATATCAATAGACTATGGGAGAAGGAGAAGGAGAAGTATGACCTTGATTCTGATGACGATGATGACATTGAATTAGGAAAAGCATTAATGGAAAGAGATGCTAATGAAATAAGGGAACAAAGAGTAAAAGATCAGGAGGGGTATCTTCAGGTAGAGCCAAAAGTGGAAACACCTAAATACACTCCAGAACAAATAAGAGAATCAATTAAAAGAATACCAGAGGTAGAAACGTTCTTAAAAGATAAGAGCATAACGTACAAGATTGGTGATGAAGATTTTAAATTAGCAGTGAAAGACTCTAATTTTATTCTTGAAGCCTTGGCTGACGATAGAGTTCTTATTAATAAGTTCATTAAAGCAGATGGGAATCATGATATAAAAGGGTTTATTGATGTAGTGAATTATGCAAATGATCCGGAAGGAGTGCGAAAGGCATGGTCTGATCATAGCAAAACACTTGGAAAGACTGAGATAATCGACCAAGACTACAAAAACACAACTCTTAAAAATCAGCCTAATTCTGATAAAAATGCCGAGGTATCTTTTCAGGAAGGACTAGCAAAAGCCTTCGCAGCAAAACATAAAAGCAAGAAATAAAAATGGAAAAAGGCACATTAAATAGGCAATTTGTATCTGAACTGGCCTTCATGGATCAGAGAGAGATACTAAAAGACGTTTTGGACATCTACGATGAGATGAACCAGATCGTAGATATTATGGAAATGACAGATAAATATGTCCCAACATCACAGGATGTATATAATCTGCATGTAAATACTAGACTTAGCGCAACCGCAGAAGTAGCAGGAGCAGAAGTAGCACCAGTAGCAGGAGCTACCACTGACATTGTACTAACATCTGGATCTGTTAAACCTAGAGTGGGTGATGTGATGCTTACTCCCGGTAGATACAGGGCTTATGTAGATGCTATATCAAGTAATACTATTACTGTAAAACCAGTAAATGACGATAATATAGCTCACGAAGCCTTCTCAGGTGGAGAAGATGTATCTTTCTTCTCAAACGCTTATGGTGAAGGTTCTAGCGTAGAAGACGGGTACATTTATCCAACATCTACTCAGTCAAACAATATCCAGATCATAAAAGGGTCTTTTTCAGTAACCGACTTAGAGGCTACCAACATGGTAGAGGTTGAATTTAAGGATCAACCTTACTACATGATTAAAGGATCAGGCGATGCTTTTAATAGGTTTAGACTTGATGTAGCCTTTGCTTTGATATTTGGAGAGAGATCAAAAGGACTTACTAATACCGCTACTGGTAAGAATATTCCAATGACTCACGGTTTAGAGAAATCTATACGAGAGCATGGTACACAACTTCCTTTGGACATTACTAGCACTAAACAAGATTTTGAAGATGATTTCTATGCCTTTAATAGAGCAATAGATCAAGCAAGAGGGCCGAAAGAATATTGGATGTGGAACGGACCTGATGTAAATAATTTCTTTGATGATTGGTTGGCTACTAAGGAAGGCTTGAAAGCTGGTGGTATTCTTTATAATTCCTTTAATGGAAAAAACGGGAAAGACAGATCCGTACAGTGGGGATTTGATTCCTTTAAGATTTGGTCAAGAACATGGCATAAGAAGCCTTTAGACGCTTTTGATAACATCAAAGTGACCGCAGCGGCAGGACATAGCTATCCTTCTTGTTCTATGATGATTCCAATGAACAAGGTTTTGGTAGATCATAACACAGGTATGGTTGATAGGTTTAGAATTCGATACAAAGAGGCTCCAAAAGGCCAAAGACTTGGATTGAATAACACTAAAGAATACTACGAAGTAGTTGATGGTGGTCTTTCCATGAATCAAACAAATCACGAGATGAAAATGAAGGTATCTTGGAATACTTGGCAAGGTGCTGAGTTCACAGGATTGGAACATTTCGCTATAAATACATTCTAGCAAAAGAGGGGTAGTTGGTTCTACCCCTCATTTAAATTTTAAATATGAATAACTATCCAGAATTAATTGATGAAAATGGAAAAGTAGCTTGGACTACTAGACCTAGGCAACTCAAGGTGGGTGAAAAGGTGGAATATGAGTTGATAAACATAGGTAAAAGCGCATTAGACACAACCGGAAAAACACTTGCAATGCCAGAAAGATTTGGCATTAAGAAAAAAGACACTGTTAGAATTTCTTATCCTGATAAAGCTAAAAAAGAAATGGCTAAAGATGGAGATAATAGAGAGGTTGAGTATATTGAAATTGGGTACCAGCCCGGTATAAGAACTGAGGTTATTCAATTCATGAAAGCTTCAGCAGGAGTTCTTACAATTATCGGTGGTTCTTCAAAGAATCAAGAAAAGTTTGAGTTTATGGAATCCTGTAATGAAAATGAATCAAACCCAAATAGAAATACTGAGGTACAGGCTAGGTTTGCGCTAATTAATAATAAAGAAAAAGCAAGAATAGCTAGAAGTATAAGGAAAGAAAAAAGAACGGCAGCTAACAAAGCTGAGAATCTAAAAATCAATGAATTATATAGAGTAGCTATTGGTATTGGGTATCTTGAGCCTGATAAAATGGAAGAAGAAGCATTAAGAGATGTAATAGAATCCTATGCAGAGGCCAATCCAATTGAATTCTTGACTAAAGTAGAAAATCCTGACTTAGTAATTCAAGAGATTGCTATTACAGCAAAAAACAAAGGTTTTATTGATGTAAGCATGCAGAAAAGAGCTATACTTGGCAGTAATGGAGAAACGTTACATACGTGGTCACCAGAAAAAGATGCCAAATGGCCTGAGAAGTTTGTTGAATTTGTAAAATCTAAAGAAGGAGAGAAGTTTTATTCTTCCTTAAAAGACCAAATGAAAATTAACAGCTAAATGGCAATCGCAAGGAAAAGACAACCCCTCTGGCAAGTTGAGGAAATTCTATTTGAGAACCTGTCGGATAAACCGACTACTTGGGATGGCCTAGGCTTGTCCGGGACTTTTCCTTTTGTGAACTATNACNCTGTTCAATCGTTAACAGATCTTCAAAAATTACAAGCTAGAGAGAATATAGGTGCTACCGGAACATCACATGACCCAGTAACATTAGGAGAAAACAAGAACGGCCTTTCTTTGGCAGGACAAGTGCTTTCTAACGCTCTAGCTACTGATACTACAAATGGAGCCATGTCAAGCGCAGACAAGCTTAAAATGACTGGTGGTGACATATTAGTCAGTGACGGGGTAAGCGCAACAGGAACTCTTACTGGCAGGGTATTATCAGCAGGAAACGTAACCTTTAAAGTAGACGCTACTGTTCTAAGGGTAGGAGGAGAACAGAAAATTTTAGGACTCAAAAGCACAATGCGTTTCGGGGCAAATGATGGGAGTACTGCTCAAATAGTAAAGCGTTATGAGATAGATTCACTTAATTTACATAAGCTAGATTTAATGAACACTCAAAACGTTCAAGATGTAGCAGGTGAGGTACAATGGTTTTATAGCTACACCTCTAATACTGGTGCAGGAAGTCCTAAGTCAAGAGACATGATAGGCTTTGCTAGAGGTGGTATTACAGTGTTTGGAGGTAGAAGTTTACCTAATACCTATTACGATACAGTTGTAACAGATGAAGGGTCTAATGCAGGAACTCCAAGTTACCGATATCCAATGAGGCAATATTCTTACGGTATATCTCAATTTGAGACGGGTATTATTGTAGGGACAAATGCTATAAGGGTATCTAAAATAACAGGAGATACCAAACTATATGTAGAAGGAGCAATAAGGACACCTTCACCAGATGCTGGTGCAGAAGCTTCTATATTTATGGGAGAATACACAGTTGTGGCAGACGGAGCCTCTGATATTAGATGGAGAGTAAAAGTGGGAGATAAAGTAATTGATTTATTAGGTGTAGAAGTTGTATGAAAGAGTTAAGCGTACTTATTGATTTGATAAATAAACTTTTGGCTTTAGGGTACATGAATGAGGCAGAGAAATACGCAGCAGATGAATCTATA